GTCGGCGCCGCGGTATTGCTGCTTCCCGACTGCACGCCCGGATGGACGTGGGCGCTGACCGTATGGCCGCCGTTGAAGGTGCCCTCCTTGTCGAACGTCGCGGTGTTGTCGCCTGTCACGGCACCGCTGATCGCGATGCCTGAACTGTTGATCGTGATCGAGTGCCCGCCGAAGGAAAGCACGATCCCGGAACTGTTCATCACGATGCGCGCGGCATCGCTGTCAGTTCCGATCTGCGCCTTAATCGCAGTCGGCGAGTTGAGCGTGACGCCGTCGTTCGGATCGAACTGCAGGTACTGCTCCGGCGTGTCGTTGAGCGTCGCGCCGACGTAGAAACCATCTGCGAGGCTGAAACGCCGGTTTGAACCCGGCGCGGATTGCTTGCCGCTCGCGATCACTGCCGACACGTCGCGATCGGCGATGCACACAAGGCCAATGTCATCCTTGATCGGGTCAAGGATCACTGCGCTAGCGCCGCCCTGCCAGCGCAAGTAAGGCAACCCGTACAGCACCGGGAGCGCCATGACGTTGCCCGCGCTGTCGGTTTGCTGCACCAGCGGTTGCACGTCGATGCGCCCCACTGGTGCCAGACCGCCGCCGTGCACGGCCACGACTTGGACCGGGATCGTCGTACGCACCTTCGCCATCGCCGCACGAAACGCGAACGCCCACGACGTGAACGGCGTACTCGGCGACGTGTCGTTGAGATAGGAACTGTTGCCGATCATCAGCTTCGCGCCGAAACACCCGCGGCCGTCACGTGCGCATGCGTGAACCACGGTCCATCCGGCATTTCGGAAGAAAGTTCGTGCTCCACCATGCGAATGAAGTACGTGCCCGGGATGCCAGGAACCGGCAACGCATTCGGGTCGTTCGACTTTTGCAGGCTAAGTTGCCGACCCACCTGGATTTCCTGACTGAACCCGGTGGTCACGTCGAACCCCATCATGCTGTACTCGGGATAGCCCACCATGCCGCTATCCGGACCAACCTTGATCGTGACGCCGTCAATGTTCTTGTTGCCATCCCAGATCGTCAGGACGCCACCTTGCAATATGTAGGCAACGCCTGACGCGGCACTGCAAATGTCATGGATTTGATCGAACGCTGATCCGCCTGCAGCGTGATTCACGAGCTTTGCAGAGACACCCTTGTTCACGAACTTTACGGGTGGATCGCAGTCGGCGCAGATGCCTTGCAGCATCGCGGCTACGTCGCCAGCTTCTGGAACGCTTGTACCAGGGGTGGCCTGAAGCTGTTGATCGGCAGCGCCATAGCAGTCGATTTCCAGGGAAACATCCGGCATCGCGTTGTAATTCAACCGCGCCTGCATGATCGTTCCCGCAAACACCTGCGTCGGGTTTGAGGAGTTGTCTCCGTTGTAGGCGAAGACAAGAATCGCATTCTTGTTGATGCGCGTGATGTCCATGCCGAGCGTGGAGAGCTTCGCCATGTCGGCCGGCTTCATGCCCCACAACTGGATCAGTCCGCGCCCCACGAATGGCGAGAGTCCACCTTGGACAGTTTGGATGGATGCGACGCTGCGGAGTCCATCAAGCGTCAGGACCGTCGAGCCATCGTCGAACGTTTCCTTCGCGTTGATCGGCAGGTCCATGCTTCCGCTGTTCAACTTGATGACGTATTTCAGATGTCGCTTTATGAAAGCCATGTGCTTTAGCTCGCTGCGATTTCATCCGGCGTTGCGTAGTAGAGCTTGTAGCGCGCGCCGAGGCCTTCGTAGGTCGGACCGTCGTCCGTGCCCATCGTGTCGGCCATGAAGAGGCCGCCCACCAAACCGAGGTAGGTGTAGCGCACGATCCAGACGCCGTTCAGAACCATGCGCCCCTGCACCGCGACGGCGTTGTTGATCGTCAGGTCCATATAGAAGTACGCGCCCTTTTGGTACAGGGCGATTCTGCACGGCTGCCCGTCCAGCGAGACATTGAAGGCCTGAGCCGGGATGGGTTGCAGCGGAATCGTGATCATGGGCCGGTCGGAAACGCGGGCTGGAAGTCGCCGGGTTCCAGTGCGATGCCTGAAACCGTGCCGACGTCGACTGGACTAGCCGCACTTTCGGAGTTGGACAAAATCTGTCCAGCAATTGGCAAAACGGCCACATTCCCGGCCTGCAGAACTTCGCGCACTTCCCGGAACATCAGCTCCGCAATGATCAGCGTGCCGCCCTCGTAGTTCTTCTTGGCATGGTTGTAGGCAACCAGGTTGACGTTTTGGTACACCTTGTCCGGGGTCACCACGTCGTAGAGATCGGTGCTGGCGAGCATCTCGTCCAGTTGTCGCAGAAACGCATCGCGGCTCATGGGTTGCCCGAACGCGAGCCCGATGTTCGAGAGCGCCTGATTGAGCGATTGCGTGACCGATTGCAGCGCGTCCTGTATGACGTTCTTGCCTTGGCAGGTCATGACCATCCGGAGGTCAAACGGCACCTTGACCTTGTTGTAGGACACGAACTGCCCGTTCTGCACGGGGTAATCGCTGATGCGTTCCTCGCCGTGCCATTCCAGCGAAAGCACGCTGTCGGGCGTCAACACGGGGTTGCCGCTCTTGTTGCCGCCGAGCTTGCCCGCAACAGACGGCACGAAGCCGCCCTGACTCGCCTGCGCGCCCGCGGTGACCACGGCGTAGGTCGGCGCACCAGTGTTGAGCAGATCGACCCCAAGCGCCTGCGTCGCGCCCAGGAAGAAGGTGGCGGGAACGGACATGTCAGGCCAGCGCCGTCACGGAACCGGCAATAAGAGGGTTGTCGCGGAAGGCCTTTTGCGCGCCCTTCGCGATACCGTCGGCGTTGGTGGCCTTGGGCGCATTGACGTTCATGGTGCCGATACTCACCGTACTCGTGTTCGTGGTTGATCCCGTGCCAGACGCAGGCCGGGCGCCCACATAGGCGCTCGCGCTGGTCATCACTGCGTAGGGATTGAAGCCGTTCTCCTGCGTGATGATCCCTCGGCTGAGCGCGGCAAGCACCTGGGGGTCGGACATGTTCAGTCGCTTGTTCGGATCGCCGCCGAACAATGCCGCCAAGCGCTTGGTGTAGGCGTTCTGGTCGGTGGTTGACCAGCGGTGTGCGATTTCCGATGGAGTATCGAATCCCTTGCGACCGTACGAACGCAGGTTTGCTGCGATTGCTGCAATCCCTTGCTGCGCGCTCGGGAAGATCGCGAATCCCCCCAAGTCTTGCCCCGTCGCGCCCAAGCTGCGCGCAAACGCGCCGTACTTGATGTTGCCGGGGTTGTTGTTGCGCATGCCGCGCGTGGCGGCTGCCTGCGCTGCGGCGTTGGTTTCCGGTGACGATCCAATACCAAAGACGGCCTTCCACTTGTCCCAATACGATGATGACTCGTAACCGGGATGGCTGGCGTCGAACTGCTTGTTCTGTGCAGCGATGCGGGCCCTGAATTCTTCCGGGCTTTCTTCCGGTCGGGGTGCCCATGCGGCAGTCCATAGCGATCGAAACAGCAAGCTTCCACCCAACAGCTTCGACCAAAACCCTTTTCCAGCCATTCCGGCCGCCGTCGCACCTTTGGAAACAGATTCCGCCGCGCCACCCGCCGCCCCAACTGCGGCCGCATCACGCGCGGCAGCCAGCGCCGTCGTAAGCGATTTCAGTTTCAGCACCCACATGCCGACGTTCGCGATCCACCCGAACACCTTGATTGCAGCGATCTCGATCAGGATGCCTTTGACGCCGCCCAAGGCGTCCACGATCTTCCCGAGCTTGTCGAAGAATTCCCCCGCCTTCTTGATGACCTCATCCCAATCGACGCTGTCCAGCCAATCGGCAAGCTGCGTGCCGAGCTTTTCGAGGATGGGTTCGAGTTTGACGAAGGCGCGCTCACCGACCTGCAGGAACCGCTCGTGCAGGTCTGCCAATTGCTTCTGCAGTTTCGCCGCCTCTTCCGTGCTGGCCTTAGTCGCGGCGCCGGTGAGTGACATGGCGTGCGCGAAGTCCGTCGCAAACTTTGCGGGATCTTCGGTCAGCCGAAGCTGCTGATTGAGGTCGCTGATGCCAAGCTCGTTCAGCACGCCCATCGCCTGCTGCGCGCCGTACTTCTTACGGATCGCAAAGGCCATGCGATTGAGCTTCGACATCGTCGTCTCGACGTTGTCGCCCAGCGTGAGGCCGGCGCCGTACTTGTTGGCAGTGGCGAGGAACGAAACATCGCCGCGCCGCGCCGCGGCCATGCCGGCCGCAACTTTCTGGAAAGTCGCCACGGCCTCGTCGCCCGAGCCGCCCATCTCGCGGGCCATCAACTTCCACGCCTGCAGGTGGTGCGTGGACACGCCCAGCGCCGTGGACAGCCTGCCAAGCTGCGCCTGACCGTTGATGCTCGATTCGATGAACGCCTTGAACCCGGCTCCCATCCCGAACGCGGCTAGCGCGCCCAGGATCTCGATCTTGAGCGCGGAGAATGCGCCCGCCGCTTTCTTGCCGCTCTCGGCGATCAGCTTGGTCTGCTTGTCCGAGGCCTCGCCGAACTTCTTCAGCGACGCGTCGACCTCTTTCCGCTTCTTCTCGTAGTCCTTGGTATCAAGGCCCAGCGTGATGAAGAGCGCGTCGATCACGCTAGCCATGGGCACGCTCGCGGTCGGCCACGGTTTCGTTGTGTCGGTTCACGGCATTGATTTCCAGCACGTCCCAGAGGTCTTGCAGGGAGAGCACGGTGGCGAGTTCCGCGAAGGTCACGAGTTCGGAGGAGACGGCACAGGCGATGGTTGAGGGGACGTTTTGGACGCGGGCGTATTTGCGCCAATCGACGAGGTCAGGCGGCCCCAGATCAGGCGACCGCCTTTCGCGAAAAAACCCGCATGCAGGTCCACCCAGGCCATGCGGATTTGCAGCAGGGTTTCTGCCTCTTCGATGTCGCCGTCCACGAGATCGCGGGTGATCTTGCCTTCGTCGATCTTGAGTCCTTCCAGCATCGTCGCAAGCAGGGTTTCGGCCTCGTCCGGCGTGATCTGGGCGATCAGCACCCACAGCACGCCGGCGATGCCCGCGAACCCGGAATCGACCTGCACGCCCGGCAGGTTGACGCCGTTCTTGCCGAGGGCCAGCACCAGCCGAACCGTCCAGCGTTCGATGTCGAGCGCCGGGAGCTCGGTCAGGACGAACGTCTTGCCCTTGTCGCGTCCATCCGCGTCGACGGTGAGCCGGCAGGTCTTGCGCGCCATCAGGACACCTTCGCGCCGATGATCTTTTCCCACGTGATTTCGAACTTCGGTGGGCCAAGGGTCTTCTTCGCTTCCGGCATCGCCTGGAACCGGGTCAGGTAGCCGTTCGACATGGCGTACTTGAACCCGATCGAGGGGATGATGATCGTCGCCGACGCGGCAATGACTTCGCGCACCGCGTCCTGCGCCAGTTGCCAATTGGTGAACAGGGCAAGCGAGGCAGAATCCGCCTGCAGGGTGATGGTCATCTTGTACGGGTTGAAGATGTAGCCCGCCGACAGCTTGCCGTCGATGCCCATCATGGCTTCCACCTTCTCGACGGCTTCCGCGGTGAACGCGTCGTCGGTGGCGTAGCCTTGGATCGACTGCGGCGCGGAATACACGCCGGGAACGATGATGGCGAACGAAGAGTTGGCCGAGGTGATCGTGCTCATGGTTACTGGACCTCAATCGATGCAAGGGAAAGGGCCTGAACACTGCCACCATCGGTGTAGTACAGGGTCATGGGCGGCGACTGGCGCGCGACACGCGTCGACGCCGGCGCGTCCTTGATGTCGAGGTAGTAGCCAGACGCGTTGATGGGCTGCTGCACGTCGAAACCGATCGCGTTGAACAGCTCCTGCACCTGCGACGCCGACAGGTTGATGCCGGTGCGGATCGTGCCGAAGTTCGCCGCGGCGGTGATCGGATCCGCGAGTGCGGCATGGATCAGCGCGTAGCCGGCTGCGTTGTACGGAATCGAGTTCACCGACGTCAGCAGGTTCATCATCGCGTCCTGCAGATCGGCGTTGAACTTGATCTGGCAGACGTAGGAATCCGCCCACTTGTACTCGCCGGTGATAGAGCCCGGGTAGAAGAACTGCCACTGCGTCGAGCTCGTCGCGAAGTCGCCGTAGTAGTTGTAGCCGTTGGCTTCCAGCGCGGACGCGGCGGCGCTGGTCGTGACCGTTGGCGTCAGGCCCGAGAACGAGCGTTCGGCCAGCGTGGTGCGGCCGCTGGTCTGGGTGAAGTTGAGGGATGCGGCCCAGCCGAGTACCGCGGCGGCTTCCAGCGCGCCTTCCGCGTCGTTCTGCGCCCAGATGCCGATGGTTCCGTCTTCGTTCGCGGCGATCACTGCGGCCAACCAGGTGGCCGTGCTGCCCTGCGTGAGGGCGTTCACGTCGGTGTCGTAGCCGGCGTAGAAATAGCGCCGACCCTGCACGCCCGTCCACGCACTGAACGCTTCCTTGTCGGCGAGGATCGGTTCCCACGTGGTGGTGAACCCGGCCCAATCGCCCGCAGCCGCGGCGAAGACGGGCATGGCCGTGGCCGGGGTTTGCGCGATCACACCCTGCGACAACACGGCGCCGGTGGCTTGCGTCAGGTTCAGGCCTGCTGCCAGCGGCCCGGTGGCATAGGTTGCGGTGGACGTGGCGCCGGTCGTGTCACTGGTGAACACGAACGCGCTCAACTGCGCGTCATAGGCCAGCGTGAAATCCGGGCTGGTGAAGGCGGCATCGATAATGGTGGCCGCCGATGCAAAACTGGTGGCGGAGGAAAGATTGATGGATGCCGACGTGTTGGCCGTACCGTCAATGGTCACGGTCAACGTGCCGGTGAGCGCCTGCAACTGCGTCAGAGACATGCCGGCCAGCGAGCCGGAGCGCAGGAAGGCACTCGTGGCCGTTTCGCTGTAGGCGCCGAAGTAGAGCTTGCCCGGCGTGGTGGTGGCGCCGTTCTGGCCCTCGAAGTAGATCTGCGACATCAGGTATTCGGTCGAGGTCAGGCCGAAGAATGCGCCGACGTCGGCCGCGGTCGCGAACGGGATCAGCGTGCCGGATGGAATCGAGGCGTTTTCGGACAGGATCAGGCCGTTGAGGTCGAGCGCCGCGCCTGCCGCGGCAAGCACGCTCGGAATGACATTTGCGATGCGACTGGCGGGGATTGCCATGGGGATGTGCTCCGATTGCGGAAACGAAAAAGCCGCCCAGTGGCGGCTTCGTGAGGGGTGAAGCGAGGGCGGGACTTACGGCGGGAAAACGGCGTCCACTTCGGCAGGAACAACCGTAAGCCCTGTGGCGAAGTCCTGCGGCAACGTCACGACGGGGTTGTATTGCGCCACGAAATCGAATGACCACCGCGGTTCGTACTGGTTTTCGGCGTTGATCATCGTGAGGTTCTTGGGTTCCTCGGCGTACAGCGGCTGCATGTCGATACCCGAGGCCGTGAACTGGTCGCAGGCATACGTCGTGCGG